GATACTGGGAACCAGACATGATGCTTATTGAAGCAAAAGCAAGTGGACAACCTTTAGCGGATGAATTAAGATTACAAAATCTACCCGTTTTGACATTTAGTCCCGGCAGACGTAAAGGGGGTAACTTGGACAAAACGACAAGGATGCACATCGTATCCCCTATTTTCGAAGGGGGTAAAGTGTGGTATCCTAGTGGAGAGAAGTTTGCAGAGGATGTAATAGAAGAAGTTGCATCTTTTCCAAATGGCGATCATGATGACTATTGTGATAGTATGACAATGGCAATCATGCGTTTTAGACAAGGTGGTTTTATATCACTACAAGGTGAAGACGAAGGGGAAGACTGGTTTCCTCGAACAAGAAGGGAATATTACTAATGGCTGGTAGACCAAAAGGGAAAAAGGCTAAAGTAACTAGGCAAAAAGTAAAATTTGATCCATTTGGCTTTGACAAAGTCATGAAGGAGTTCATGGCAAGACCCAAAGAACAAAGAAAACTAGATAAGAAAGAAGTCCAACCTAGACCTATTCAAGGACCGCCTCCTCCACCAAAGAAAAAGGGTAGACCAAAAGGAGCTAAAAATAAAACAAAGCCACCTAGAAGAATTGTAATGCCTACTGGTAGAGACATGGATGAAGCTATTATAAAAATACAACAACAATTTTTGGTGGACAAAAAGAAACTTAAAAGGAAAACTGGTGGGTATACCGTGACAAACCGTTACTCAGACATTATGCTACCAGAAAAGAAAAGAACAACGAGGATTACTTAATGTCTAAGTCTATCGGAGGAAAAGATTACAGCCCTCAGACTCTTGATGAAACTCTTCTTGATTTAAAAAGAATTGGAAAAGGGTTATTGGTTGGAGAAACAGCAGACATTTTAGGTTTGCCTGCAGATCTTATTGGTTTGTACTATGACGTTAGATATGGTGAAACACCACAAGGAATACAAAGTTTAATTGACACAATAGGCTCTGAAGCTCTTGCTAAAAAATTTATGGGTGAGTCCTTTCCAGAGTTTGGCATGAACTTGGAAAGTGCTGGAAGAGTCATGGCCCCTGGTGCATTATTGACTAAAGCAATAGCCTCTGCTCGATTGGCTGCAAGATTAAAAGATACTCCACCCCCAGGAGGAGGTATTGGAGATTTAGCCACAGAAACTGTTGGTGTAGGAAGAGTGGATGATGTGCCACGAACCTTGGCTGAGAGGTTAGCGATGACAAGAGCAGATGACACTGGCGGCCCAAAGAAAATAGGGAATGAAAGTGTTACTGGAGAAGATGAGTTTTTCAAAGATAAGGTAGATGTAGAGGCAAGATTAAATGTAGATGGCACAATCTTTTCTAATTTAATTAACGAAATAGCAAAAGATGGTTTAGGTATAGATTTCACAAAACCAAAGAAGGCAAGTGAAATAAAAGAATATATAGAGACTTTACCTAAGAGCATATTCAAATCAAGACTAAATGCAGAGGCATTAGAGTCTGGCATGTTTCGTTATTTAGATAACAATCCAAACGAGGTATTTAAATCAAAAGATGATTTATTAGATGTAGCAACTTTATTTAAACCAAGTATTAATGTTACAGTTGGCACATTAAAAAAGAAGCAACAAATTCAAAACGATTTACAAAACTTAGTAAATGAAAGAAACCAATTAGATCCTGCTGATCCAAGAGTGCCTCTTTTAAACGATCAAATAAAATTGGTTGAATATGAAAAGAATCTTTATGCTGATCTTTCTTCTGGTGGGAAAAATCTCATGTCTAATGAATCAGCTCAAAGAATACCAGTGGGATTAGGCGGGGGTCAATCAGGCAATCAGAAATCTTTGGTTGAAGAAGATGCTGTTCACTTTGTATTTCATGGAGATGAATCTGACGCTCAGTTGATGGGTAAAGTTCTTGAAAGCGATCCAAATTTAAGAACCAAAATAGATGAAAGCTTTGCAAGAGTAGAAGAATATTTTAAAGCTGTGGGTAATACCACAGATCTAAGAAAGTTAGAAAATTTTAAAAGACATGGTTTTGGTTTTCCAGGATATATGGCACATGCAAGAGGAGTTGGAGTGAAAGCTCCAAATCCAAACAATCCTATGAAACCGTTTAATGATTTAGTTATAAATGAAATACAATCTAATCAAGCTGGAGTAAAAGAAGTATCTCTTGCCAGAGATAATAAAAAATTAAAAGAGTCAATAAAAAAACTAGAGCAGAAGATGAGACTTGGTACAATATCTCCTAAAGATCAAAGAACATTAGACTTATTAAAAAGAAAAATGAACAAGCCTGTTTATGGCGACATGATGACAAATGAGAAAAGAGCAGATGTTTTTCAAATAATTAAAGAGGACGCTAAATTAAAAACTGGTTTTTTTGATTATTCTAAAAACAGAGCCGAGAGAACAGATAATGCTACAAAAGAGTTTAATAGTTTGCAACAAGCAGAAACTAATCTTGATAACGTAGAAAAAACTATGGGTCCTTTTAAAGAAGCTATGTTTAAAACAGACTCAGAATTAAATGAAGCAAGGACGGTATTAACAGATTACAGAAGAACTAAAAATAGAATTAAAGAAGATCTTGGAGCCTTCATTGATGTTATGGATGTTGACTATGAAATGCCAAAAATTCTCGCAAGTCTTATGAATTTAATAGAGGGTAGAAAAGCACGAGAAGCAGCTCCTCATTTTAGTATTGATGATTTTTCCAAAATCTTAGACTATAAGGGCAATAATCTAGAGGATTTTGGTAGAAACTTTAGAAAAATATCAAAAGAAAGATATGGTTTTGAGGGAGATCTAGATCCTTTAATTGATGTAATCGGAGGAAAAAGACCAGAAAAAACACAACAGAGAATAGAAAATCACTTTGGCTTTGATAAAGATTATGGAATGGGAATTCAGAAAAAAGAAAATGTTAGAGACTATGACATAATAGATCCTGATATGACTATAGATCACTATGAAGATTTAACAAAAGGTGTTAACGAAGGTAAAATTAGTAGAGAAGATTTTGAAAAATTTACAACATCTCCAGGGACTACTTATACTGATATGCCAACTTATGGTGATTATGTTGCTGTAAAAAAAGCAGTTTACGGAGATAATGCTTTTACAAATAAAAAACTTGCAGATAGGACTTTAAATTATATTTTAAATGACAAAGAAAGAAAGTTAGAATTAAATTACCTCAAGGCACAAGCATACAATAAATTTATAAATCATCCTAAGATAGCTCAAGACTTAGATAGTGATAATATTCTTGAAATAGCTACTAGACTTGAAGATTTGAGAAAAAGACAACCAGACTTTACTCAACTTACTGACAGTCAAAAATTAGAATTTGAAAAAATACAACAGGATTTTCAAACAGACTTCGACATTGTCCCCAGTGAGCTTTTTCTTAAGAGAGGAAAAGATGACCCTGGAAGTATTTTGCAAGAGATAAGTAAAGAGGTAATGGAACAATGGATGTCTGGCAGAGGAAACCAAAAACCTAGAATTTATTCTACTCAGGGAAGAACTAAGTATATTGCTAAAAAAAATGAAATTTCAACATACCTACCTAGAATAGAAAAGCCTAAAAGACTCTTGGGAAAACTTACGAAAATTGGTGTAGGAAGACCTGTTGCTAAATTTAAGAGAGACGAATATCTTGACGCATTTGACAAAGCTTCTAATATAGATTCTTTGGCTGTTTTTCTTGCTACTAGTATAGCAAAAAACGAACTTAGTAACGCTATGTATCCACTTAACGCAATGATAGCAAAAAAGAACTTAATGAACATGGAACAGAGTATTAAACATTTAGAAGAGGTGAGAGATGCAGCAGTTGATAGAGTTCAAGAGGCAAATAGAAGAATAGAAGAATTTGATGCAAATAACGATAAGACACAAATATTAAATGACTTAAAAAGCAAGTTACCAGATGACTTAAAAGATTCTTTAGATGTGGTAATTCGACATCAAGAGGGAATAGAAAAACTTAATGAAAACCCAGCTTTCTCTAGTTCTAAACAAGCAACAGAATTGATGGTTCATCAAATAATTAATCAAGCAAGAAAGTTAGGATACGATAGAGTTGTTTTTCCTAATGTTGAATCTTATCTTAAAGCAGGAAGAACAAGTGAACCAATTAAAAGAAAAGCGTATGGAGATCCAGTCAACAAAGTTCCTTATAACTTTGCAATAGGTTCAAATGTTACAGATGCTTTAAAAAAGTATGGTTCTTCATATACTACTCAACCCACCTATAAGGCGTTTAAAAAAGGAATGGTTACTCAAGCAAATCAACCAGTGCCTCCTGCCGAAGTTAACTTTGGTCAACAATCTAGACAAAATCCAGTAGAAGATGATATGTTTAGGGTAATTGATTTAAACGATAAAGAGGCGGCTAAGAAATCTACTTTAAAAATACCAAGAATGGCAAAAGGTGGTATACTGAATAGATTCAGAAAGGCAAGTTAAAAATGGCAACAAGAGAAGAAAGATCAAGAGACATAGCTGGAATGGTTGAAAAAAGCATAGGAGCAGGTGGCTCCGCTATACTACAACCAGAGGCAGATAGTCTACAAATAGAAGTTGACGAAACTGAAGCATTGCCAGAAGGCATAGAAGTTGACACTGGAGAACAAGTCGAGGTTGTAGCCGAAGCTTACAATCATGATGCTAATTTAGCTGAAGTTTTAGAAGACAGTGTGTTAGGTGCTCTTGCTTCTGATTTACAATCTAAAGTTAAAGAAGATGTAGAATCAAGAGCTGACTGGGAAGAAGCTATTGCAAAAGGATTAAATTTACTTGGCATAAACTACGAGGACAGAAGTGATCCGTTTCTTGGTGCGAGTGGTGTAACACATCCACTATTGTCAGAAGCTACAACACAATTTCAATCACAAGCTTATAAAGAGATGTTACCAGCTGGCGGCCCAATAAAAACTCAAATACTTGGCGTACCAACAAAAGAAACAGAAGATCAAGCACAAAGAATTAAAGATTACATGAACTATCAAATTATGGAGGTCATGGAAGAGTACGATCCAGACACAGATCAAATGTTATTTTATTTGCCTTTAACTGGTTCTACTTTTAAGAAAATTTACTTTGATCCGACTAAACAAAGAGCCGTATCAAAGTTTGTTCCAGCCGAAGATCTAGTTGTTCCTTATTCTGCTTCAGATTTAATGACGGCAGAGAGGGTTACACATGTCGTTAAAATGACGTATAATGATATTCGTAAACTACAAGTGGCAGGAGTATATAGAGATGTGGAGTTATCTGCTTCGGATTCTGGAGAAGATGAAGGAAGTATCCAAGGAACTACTGATGAGTTGCAAGGACTCCATCCAGGTTATTCTGACGATGTATATACTATTTTGGAAGTCCATGTGGATCTCGACCTTGAAGGGTTTGAAGATCCTAATGGTATCATGTTACCATACATTGTTACGATTGACGAAAACTCTAGTCAAGTTTTGTCGGTGGTTAGGAACTATAGGGAACAAGATCAACTAAGACGTAAGAGACAATACTTTGTGCATTTTAAGTTTTTACCGGGTTTTGGATTTTATGGCTTTGGTCTTTTACACACAATCGGTGGATTGTCTAGAGCAGCCACCTCAATTTTAAGGCAGTTAATAGATGCAGGTACTTTATCAAATCTTCCAGCTGGATTCAAAGCTAGGGGTGTTCGTATTCGTAACGATGACGAGCCTCTTAATCCTGGTGAGTTCAGAGACATCGATGTCCCAGGTGGGGATCTCAAAAATTCAATCATCCCATTGCCATACAAGGAGCCATCAGCCACACTAGCACAGTTATTAGGTGTTGTTGTTGATTCTGGCAGACGTTTCGCTCAAGTTGCAGATGCAAAAATCAGTGATGTAAACTCACAAGCACCAGTGGGAACAACTGTTGCGTTGATTGAACAAGGTTCAAAGATTATTTCAAGCATACATAAGCGTTTACATTATGGACAAAAACAAGAATTTAGAATGTTAGCAGAGATTTTTGCAGAAAATCCAGTTCCATATCCTTATTTTGTAGGTAATGTAGCACCACAAATCATGGCACAAGACTTTGATGGTCGTGTTGATATACTTCCAGTCAGTGATCCTAACATTTTTTCTATGGCACAACGCTTATCTTTAGCACAAACGCAGTTACAATTAGCTCAAGCCGCTCCACAAATGCACAATCAGTACGAAGCGTACCGAAGAATGTACGATGCACTTGATGTTAAGAACATAGATGGCATATTACCACCTCCACAGCCACCTGCACCAGCAGATCCAGCGACAGAAAATGCTAATTCTATCAAAGGAATGCCTTTACAAGCGTTCCCACAACAAGATCATGAGGCACATTTGATGGCACATGCTACATTTTTGTCTAATTTAGCGTCTCAAGCCAATCCTCAAGGCTACGCATTACTACAAGCTCATGTTCAAGAGCATATTGGTATGTTAGCAAGAGATCAAGTAACCAAATTTTTCCAAACAATGATGGAAGAAGCTCAACAAAGAGGTGAACCATTGCCACAAATAGCTCCAGAAGCTATTGAAGCTGCAATATCACAACAAATTGGCGAAATATTGAAAGAAGTTATGCCAGTAATAGAGCCTGCACAGAAACCAGACCCACTTGTAGCGATTAGAGAGAAAGAATTAGAGAATGATACGGCTGAAATACAAAGAAAGTCTATAAATGACATGATGAGTTTCCAAATTGATCAAGCAAAACTAAAGCAGGCGTTTGACATAGCACAACAGAGGACAAAAACTCAAGAACAAATAGCAGATGACCGTAATGACGTTAATATTTACCGTATAAACACTCAAGCTGCGAGTAGAAAGTAATATATGTTAGATCCTGCCTCAATTGGCATAGCCATTACAGCCGCTAATACGGCATTTTCGGCAATCAAACGCGGTTTTGCCGCAGGTCGAGAAATTGAGTCTATGGGAAAAGACCTTTCACGCTCTC